ACATGACGATTGTCAGACGGAAAAATGGTGAATCACCGTGGAAGGTACCAGAAATTGTTGTACTTTCCAAAGAATCAAACATTCCATATGAACGCATTGTTTTTTAATTGCAGATAAATGTTCTTCAGAAGAACATCTGCACACAGAAAGAAGGTGACGGAATCAACAAAGACACATTTGCACAGATTATCTTCAACAGCATGAAACAACAGAAAAAAGGCAGTGCCGACACACTGCCAAGAAAGGATAGTGAACATGAACAGAAAGAAACACATTCACCAACAGAATCATATCATATCGGAAATAAAGACCGAATTATTCGGTGACTTGAGCATCTGGGATGCCGGAACAATCGCATTATATTCAACATTTGCATCAATTTCGCTTTCACTGGCACTGTACGCATTCTGTGTGTATTGCATCTGAGGTGACCGCAATGAACATGGCAATGATATTGACCGCAATTGTATCTGGTTTTATCGGCGGTGTGCTTGGTGCGATGGTATTGCATGAAATACTTGACCAGAAGTTTGAAAAGAAACGTGCAGAAGATGCACAGCAGTATGCAATCATTCAACACAAATTGGAACAGGGAAATGCACGGTACAAGACAGTGACGGTTGCCCTGGAACAGTTGACACGCAGATTTGTGCGTGACCGTGGTGCAATCTGGGAATCATTGAATGGTCTGTGGAATGACTATGATGAACGGCATCCAAAAGAACCGGAAAAAGAAAAGAAAGAACCGGCAGCTGAACCGAAAAAAAAGAAAGGAAAAGCAAATGAAGGAAAGAACACTGTTCAACATGGATGAATCACGGAAACGCAACGTGAAGTATGTGCACGCAACAAGCAAAACAGGTGAATTGACTGTGCACGTGAATGCAGACACAACAGCACGCATCAAGCAGTATTGTCAGATGCACAAGGTGAACTGCAAGCAGTTTGTGAATGATGTACTGACAGAAAAGATGACAGAACTTGAACAGAACAAATATGAAGGTCTGACAAAAGATGAACTGATTGAACTTCTAAAGGAGCGTGACAGAAACCATGATTGATGAAAGAACAACTTGGAACGATGCAGTCAATGAACTGATTGACCGCATTGACACAGCAGAAATGTCATTTGTTGCAGCACGTGACAATTTCAATTCACGGCGCATTGGAAGATACGTGACAATGCTTGATGCAATTGCTGATGAACTGAGAGGTTTACTTGATGACTAAAAAAGCATTGGTTGATGTGTGCAACGTACCTGAATATGCACACAAGTATAAATACTGGGTTGTCCGGTATCACGCAGGTTATCTGTGGTACTGGGGTGCATTCGATGATGAAAACAAAGCGATTGAAGCTGCAATCAATGAAGATGGAATGGTGGTGATTGCGGAATGAATGACAAAGAATATGACGCAATGGATGGAATCAGACGGTCTGATTTGTGGTGGATGAGTAAAACACCGGCACATTTCATCTGGCACTTGAACAACAAAGAGCAGTCACCTGCACTGCTGTTTGGTTCAGCTGCGCACAAATATGTTCTTGAACATGATGATTTCTTTAATGAATACGCAGTGATTCCAGAAGTTGACCGCAGAACAAAAATTGGAAAAGAAACAATTGAAGTGTTCAAGCGTGAACATCAGAAACATGAATGGATTAACAACGATGATTTTGAAATGATTCAGCACATGCATGATGCATTATATGCAAACGCAGAGATTGCACAGATTCTGAATGCAGAACACAGGACTGAAGTGCCGTTTATCTGGAAGGATGAAGAAACAGGTGAAGTGTGTAAATGTAAAGCAGACATCATAACTGAAATTGATGGTGTGCCGTATGTGATTGACTATAAAACAACAACCAGTTGTGAAGATGGTGCGTTTGAACGGTCATGCAGAAAATTCGGTTATAAATTCCAGGCAGGTTTTTATACAGAAGGTATTGACCTGTGCACGATGGAAGAACATCGGTTTGCGTTTATCGCACAGGAAAAAACAGCACCATATCTTGCACGGTTGTTCATCTGTGATGAAGGTTTTGTGAATGCCGGGAAACGTGAATATCACAAACTGCTGAAGATGTATCACCAGTGCAAAGAATCGAACGAATGGAAAGGATATGATACGGAATATCTATATGCAGAAGAATACGAATAAAACACTTGACCAGTACAGTCATTATCAAGAGTATTTCAATAATTTCCTTGGTGCGTGGTCATTCAAGAATGGTGATGAAGTGCTGACAATCACAGCAGTCAAAGAAGAAGAAATGTTTGATGCACAGACTGGTGGAAAAAAGAAAGGTCTGTGTGTATACGTTGCAGAAAAAGAACTGCCAATGGTGCTGAACAAAACCAATGCATCAATGATTGCAGAAGTGACCGGAACAGATGTGATTGGTGAATGGATTGGTAAACGCATCTGTGTCGGAACGGAACGTGTCAAAGCGTTCGGAAAGGTATCTGAAGCAATCCGGGTGCGTGACCGCATACCGGAACCAGTCAAGGCAGCTGAACCGGCATCTGAAGCGCAAATGGAGCGCATCAAGGCACTGATTGCAGATGGAACGATAAATGAACCTGCATTGTGTAAATATCTCAAAATCAGAGATATAAGTGCCATTTCACGCACACAGGCAATGAACGCAATCAAGACAAAGACAGGAGAAATCATAGAATGAAAACATACTTGTTTGAAATACCTGGTGAACCGTTTGCAAAACAGCGTGCACGCACATTGCGCACCGGCAGAAGTTACACACCGGAAAAGACAGTGCAGTATGAAAACTTGGTTAAAACCTGTTTTGTGCAGAAGTATCCGTGCGAATCACCAACAGATGATTTTGCCCTGGTTGACATCATTGCAGTGTATCCGGTACCGCAGTCATGGACAAAGAAAAACAAAATCAAAGCTGACACTGATAAATTGTTTCCAAAACGGCATGACTGGGATAATATCGGCAAAATAATTTGTGATGGTTTGCAGGGCGGTGTGCTGTTCCACAATGACAATCAGATATTTGACGGAAGTGTTCACAAGCGTTTCGGAGATAGACCAAGAACGGTTGTGTTTATCAGAACATTTTCAGAAGAAGACCTGGAAAACGATACTGCGCCAATTATGAGTGCATACGAAATGGAGTGGTATTTGAAAGGATGAACGGAATCAATAATGTTGTTCTGGTTGGAAGACTGACCAAAGAACCGGAACTGCGGAAAACACAAAGCGGTGTGTCATATCTGCGTTTCAATGTTGCGGTTGACCGGATGAAAAAGGATGATGGTGCTGATTTCATTTCTTGTGCTGCATGGCGGCAACAGGCTGATTTTCTTTCACAGTATGCGACAAAAGGCACAATGGTTGGAATCACTGGAAGAATCACAACAGGTTCATATGATGACCGGGAAACCGGCAAAAAGGTATACACAACAGATGTGACATGTGAACGTGTGTGCATTCTGGAATCAAAGAAACAGCGTGCGGATTATCCAAGCAACGGAACATCATACACAATGACTGAAGCATCTGCACATGCCAATGAAGGTTTTGACACCGGTGAAGGTGATGATGAATATGTTCCGTGGTGACAATCATGATGCTGTCGGAGTGGATAAAACAGAACAAAGGGTGCGTTGCTAGAATCGGCACAAATGCCGGTTCTGGCTATGTTTTCGCAGGTGTGGTTGATTCGTTCACACTGAATCATATTGAAGCGTGTACGCACGTTAAAATGCACGCACGTGAAGTTGTTGAAGTATATCCATCTGTGTATGACGGTGTGATTGTGATTGTGACCGGACAGGAATACGGAAAGATGGACAGAAGTGAATGCGGTGAAAAACCTGGTGCTGAAATACCGATTGAACTGTATCAATCATTGATTGGTGAGGTTGCACGCATTGCAGCTGAAGAATATGAAACTGCGTTATTGAAATTTAAGTATGCAGTGAAAGACAGAGATGTTGACCGGGCAACAGGTGAAATGTATCTTGCACAGCAGTTCTTTCTTTCTGATACGTTTGCGCTGTTGATGCCGCATGTGAACGGTGAAGAAGTTCTGCATCTGATAGAACAAAAGGTTGATAAACAGAATGAATGACATTGAAAACGGTTATGTGAAATTATACCGGTCATTTCTTCAGTGGGAATGGCATGACAACGAATATATGTTGACCGTGTTTCTGCACTGCCTTCTGTTGGCAAACTGGAAAACCAAACGGTGGCACGGTCAAGTCATCAAACGTGGTTCATTCGTTTCCAGTTATGGGAAATTGGCAAGCGCATGTGGTATTGCCGTCAATACATGTCGCAAGTGTTGCAAACAACTTGAATCAACCGGTGAACTGACCATTCAAAGCACAAGACAATTCACAATATTCACTGTCAATAATTATGAAAGATACCAAGTGAATGAACCGTCAGAAAGCAGTGAGGTTGTGCAAGTTGATATGCACCAGATGAACAACACCTTGCACAACACCTTGCACACAACTGAAGAAAGAAAGAAAGAAAGAAGTATTAAAAGAAAATATAAAAGAAAAGTGGAACAGTTGCCGGATTTCTATAATGCGGAACCGGTACGTGACCCGGAACCAATACCGGCATCACATGAAGAAATTGCACATACACGGCAGCTGATAATGAAAGGAGCGAAAACAGAAGAATGAAACAACAGTTCATCAATGACACATGTATGCTGTTTGACAGAGCTTTCACAGGCATTGATATTGACACTGTGCGGAACATTCTGACAGTAGCATTGCAAGATTGTGAAATAACAAAGTATTCAAAAGCGGTGACAATATACACCGGCACACCAAACGAAAAAGTGATTGATGCATTCCTGGTTGCAAAGCGTGTTGCAGGTGCATCAAACACAACGGTGAAGTATTACAGATTTTTATTGCACCAGTTCTTCAACAGAGTTCAGAAACAGACATATGAAGTCAATGCAAATGATGTGCGCATTTACCTTGCAAACAGAGAACTGAATGATGGTGTGTCTGCTGTTACCAGGAACAATGAAAGACGTGTGCTGTGTTCTTTCTTTGGTTGGCTGGCAGATGAAGAACTGATTGAAAAGAATCCGATGCGGAAAGTGACAAAGATAAAGATACACAAAGAGAAGAAAAAAGCATTCACACAAATGGAACTGGAACGAATACGTGCAAACTGTAAGAGCGTGAAAGAATGCGCACTGGTTGAAATTATGATTTCCACTGGTTGCCGTGTTTCGGAACTGGTCGGAATCAAACTGGATGACATCAGCGGTGAATCAGTCATTGTGCATGGTAAAGGTGACAAAGACCGCACGGTGTACTTAACTGCAAAAGCGCAGCTTGCAATCAATGAATACATGGCATCAAACATGTACAAGGGCACTGCATATCTGTTCAGCGGAAAAGATAAAAACAAACCGCTGTCAAAGCATACAGTTCAAACAATGACAAAGCGCATCGGTCAAGATGCAGGTGTTTCAAACTGTCATCCGCACCGATTCAGAAGAACGTGCGCAACAATGGCACTTGACCGTGGAATGCCAATTGAACGTGTTTCAATGATGCTTGGTCATGAATCAATTGCAACAACACAAGTGTATCTTGATTTGACTGAAGACGAATTGAAGACTGCACACAAGAAATATGTTTGTTAAGAAAGGAAACGGAAAGTGACAAAAAAACAGAAACGTGTTTTGTATGAACTTGAAAACGGTTTGTTCTGTGCGGTTCCAGAAGAATCATGTTGTACATGTAAACACTGCACAGATTTGTTCTGGGATTATTCAAACGGCATTTACATGCTGATATGTGAACTTGAGAATGAAGGAACCGATGACATTTGTGACATGTACCAGTGGGATGAGGAAATCAGACCGGATGCAGATGACAACAGATTCAAACCGTTACACCAGAAAGGAATGATGTCATGACAAGACCGATTGATGCGGATGCATTTAAGAAGGAAAACGAGCGGTTATTGCACTGTGACTTTCCTTATCTAAGCGAAACAACACTTGAAGAATTGATTGATGAAGCACCAACCATAGACGCAGAAACCGTTCGACATGGAAAGTGGATAGTAACCACTGAGGGCATTGTTAAATGTTCAGAATGCAAACGGAAGTTTATCTTGCTTAAAGAAAACTACTGCCCTAACTGCGGGTGCAGGATGGATGCGGAATGAAGGAATACATCGCTGAATACATTGTTCCGGTTGAGAAAAAGGGCAATGACTACATGTTTGATTTCATAAATGCCAAGCCGTTGATACGGTGCAAAGACTGCAAGTATTCTGTTGATGAATATGATGACGGTGAGTGTTATTGCAATTACACCAAATGCTTACAGTATGTCAAAGACTGGAATCATTATTGTGCGTGGGCAGAACAGAAAGGAAAACCGGAATGAACATTGAAGAACTTGAACAGTTCCGTGGTATGAAAGCAGAATGCGACATGATTAAAGCAGAGATTGAATCATTATATAATCCTGTGGCATCACCAAACGGAAAGACGGAACCAGGGCACAGCAGTACACCGGGTAATCCGACAGAACAAGCTGCATTCAGAATCATGGAACGGAAACGTGTACTGGAACAGAAACAGACGGAAATGTTGCACAGACTGGCAGAAGTTGAAAGATGGTTGGACACTGTACCAGATGCACAGATGTCTGCACTGCTGCGGTGTTATTACATTCTAGGCAACACATGGAAACAGACCAGTGTGCGCATTTATGGTTATCCTTGCCCACAAAGAGCGCATCAGCGTGTGCACAGGTTCTTTGGTTCAGATGAAGAAATCTGAAAAAAGATTGTCTTGTTTAAAATGTTGATAAGGTTGATGTGATATATATACGGTGAAGATTCACGGCAAAGGAACGTGAATCTTTTTGTTTGGTATGCAGAAGTTTGCGGAGAAGTTTTACAAAGGCACAGCATGGCAGAGAACCAGAGCACTGGCATGGTCACGTGACAAAGGTCTGTGCCAAGACTGTTTGAAGCGTGGCATCATCCGACCGGCGCATGAAGTTCATCACATTAAAGAACTGACACCGGACAATATTGATGATGCATCTGTGTCACTGAACCTGGACAACTTGATTTCATTGTGCAAGGACTGTCACAGTCAGCGACACGCAAAGAACACACGCAGATACAACATATTACCGAACGGAAATGTTGTGGTGCGCTGATTCCAACACTGCCCCCTAATGAACGCAGCAATGCCGTTCTACATAGACCGAGGAGTGGACTTTTCTTTTACACATTTCAGACAGAATTGAAGCGAAATGGTCAGATTCGGTTGGATTTCGACAGATTCAAACGGAGATAAGCAGAGTGAAACAGAAAAAATCAGAAAACTATATTTTGACCTATTATCAGCAAATCAAAGATGGTTCTGTGACAGTTGGCAAATGGATTCAAAAACTTTATGAATACATTGTGACCGGGTTTCAGTTGAAATCATTCTACTTTGACCAGAAGAAAGCAAACTTTGCGATTGACTGGATTGAAAAACACTGTTTTCACACAGAAGGTGAACTAGCACCAGGCAATCTGAAATTGGAGTTGTGGCAGAAAGCATTCTTTTCGTGTGTGTTTGGAATTGTCGATGCAGACGGTTTCAGACAGTTCCGTGAAATACTGCTTATCATGGGCAGAAAGAACGGAAAAACTTTGGTTGGAAGTTCAGCAACAAGTTATGTTTGGCACAACGGCGGTTTCGGTACACGTTGTTTTTGCGTTGCACCAAAACTGGAACAGTCAGAACTGGCATATGCAAACGTGTGGGTTATGACAACACTTGACCCGGAATATCAAGAAAAATATGCGGAATCACGTGTGTTGGATTCATCACGCAGAAAGATGAACCCAGATGACCCAACAATGGAAAAGCACCGTCAAACAGACCTGTTCATTCCTGGTACAAACAGCACCGTCAAGAAAATCGCATTCAGCGCAAAACGGTCAGATGGTTTCAATCCATCATTGACACTTTGTGATGAAATAGCTGCGTGGGGTGGCGATAAAGGACTGAAACAGTATGAAGTCATGAAGTCTGGCATGGGTGCACGCAAAGAACCGTTGCTGTTGTCTATCAGCACGGCAGGGTATGAGAATGATGGAATATATGATGAACTGATGAAGCGTGCAACACGGTTCTTGAACGGTGACAGTAAAGAAAAGAAACTGCTGCCGTTTCTGTACATCATTGATGACCCGGACAAATGGAATGACATTAATGAACTGAAAAAATCTAATCCAAATCTTGGTGTTTCAATATCTGTTGATTATCTGCTTGAAGAAATAGCGATTGCAGAAGGTTCACTGTCAAAGAAAAATGAGTTCATGACGAAATACTGTTGTGTGAAACAGAACAGTTACACAGCATGGTTAGAATCAAAAGATATTGAAGAAAGCATGGTTTCAGGTCTGACACTTGATGATTTCCGTGGTTGTTACTGCTGCGGCGGCATAGACTTATCAAGATGCGTTGATTTGACATCTGCGTGCATTGCAATCGAACGTGACGGAATCACATACGTTTTCACAAAGTTTTGGATGCCGTCAGAACGTTTGGATGACATGATTCAACGTGACCAGGTTCCGTATAACATTTATCACCAGAAAGGTTATCTTGACTTATCCGGTGAAAACTTTGTTGACTATAACGATTGTTTCAACTGGTTCAAGATGCTTGTTGAACAATATGAGATTCTGCCGTTGAAAATCGGATATGACAGATGGAACGCATTGCAGCTGACCGAACAGATGAAGAATTATGGTTTTCATATGGATGATGTTTTTCAAGGGTTCAATCTTTCCGGTGTGATGGATGAATTTTATGGAA